ATGCTTTGTGCTATTCAGTCTTGCTTGCTCTGATGTCATCTTATCTCCTTGTTTAGTCGTGTTATGTTGATACGATGATAGCCTTTGGTCATGTGCACCGCAGCTAATTGAAAGCCTGTAGCAGGCCATTCAGCAGGTGTATCGACAAGACATATCTCCCTTATACCGTAACCGTATTTAGTGAGCAGGTTTATCCTTGCCTTTGTCGTTATGCCGTTGATATATATCAGAAATACCACATTGCCAGTATCTAGCTTGAACGCATGTTCCATAAACTGTCTCAGCTTACTGAAAGGAGGGTTCGTTATTATCCAGTCATATCTCTTACTGATATTGAAGAAGTCTGTTCCTTCATCTATCTCACAGGTATCGCAGACCATATTGTTACTGAAAGCACCTTTGCCACTGCAAGGTTCAAGTATGCTGCCTTTAGGTGAGAAGTGATTTATTATCTCCTTTGCCAACGCAGTTGGCGTATATACCTTGTCCTTGTCCTCTTTGTTTGTATCTGGACACATCTTACTCATAGTAATCCTTTTTATCCTTGTTTTAACGTATCCAGAACGCTCTGTATCAGCTCCGGATACTTCTTTAATGGTAATACCAGGGGTTTAACCCTGATGTTCCCATTCTAGTTGTTCTAAGAGCTTAGACTCTTCCCAGGCAATTAACCTGTTGAGAAAGTCATCTGCTCTTATAGCTGCATAGTGGTCAAAGTAGATTACTAACTTCATTAAAACCTCTCCACGAACAGCAGTCTCTCTTTATCGAGGTTCTTCCCGTATTTCACTCTTGACGCTATGTTCCAACCTGGCTTAACACCATGTATCTTGAAATCGTAAGGTGTCCTTATCGTATATGAGTTGAGACCTATCGTGATGTTGCACAATTTATCGTCAATGCTATCTAAGTGAAATGTAAATGTATTGCTACCAGCCTGATGTGCAGGTAGTGATTTAATGCTAGTTATCTGTGCTGTCATTATATTCCCTCCCCGTTTTGTCTTTTGTCCATTGTTTGTTCTCAGTTTTGAAGTTCTTGTATTTAGCTGAAAGATACTTCTTGATAGCTGTTTTCTTGTTTGCTGCTGTAGACTCTTTAATATTGAAGTTAACCTGCAGTGATGCATTTACATGGTCATTGTCAAGTGGAAGTTCATTGTAAATATGTTCTGCCATCAGCTCTATCTGGTCTACTTTCTTATCAGCTTCTTTTTCTGTTGGTATCATAGCAATAGATGTGATAAGGTCATTATCTTCATCTTCACCCAACACAACTATCTGGGACTCCATATTGACAGGTGCGAAACATTCAGCGTCTTTCATCTTGTGACACTCTATCTCAGTGATACCTGTTCTGCTATCAGTGCTGACTTTTATCTTTGTATCAACAGCTGCCATCAATGCTGAACTGCCTCTTTCTCTGTTAGTATTGCCATGACCTGTGTGATGGATAACAGTTGTGGTTACACCTGTTGGTTTTAGTATCTTGTCTATGTTGGATATCACATTCCCCATATCTCTGCTTGAGTTCTCATCTGCATTACCGAAGTTCCTATGTAAGGTATCTATAATCAGCCATACAGGTGCATCAAACTGCTCTATTGCCAATGCTATTGCCTCTACACTTTTTTCATCTGAGAGGTCACCTGGTGTCTCTGAAACAAGTATATTATCTGTAGGGAGGCCATGATACTTAGATGCAGCTGTTAGTCTTCTGCTTATACCGCCAAAACCTTCACCTGCAAGATAAAGCACTTTTACAGGTTTCTTTACCTTATGTCCGCTCCAGTCAACACCGTTGGATGCATGTAATGCCATATCCAATACAACAAAGCTTTTCTTTTCACCACTAGGACCGAATATAAGTCCGAACTCATTATCCTGCAAGACACCTTTTACTAACCAGTTAGGAGATGTTATTACAGACGATACAGGTTTGAAGCTGTGCGCTGTGAGTATCTTCTCTTTTTCTATCAGTTTATCTGCTGCTCTCTTCTGGTATGCTTTTGCTACATTATAGAGACGTCTATGGAAATTGCTCTCAGGTTGCTTATTAAGCTCTTTTATAGCTGCCCAAGCCTTTATATCAGGGTTAGCCTCTTTGAAGGCCATTAGCTGCTCTACGGAGTTTATATTGCACTTTAAGAGCGTCTTTACAACTGTTTTGTCCATACTTCCACCTTTCTGTGGGATATTGGTATCTTTCATATTACTTACCGTCTCTTTCAGCCATATATACGTGGTAGGCGAAGTTATATGATTTGATACCTGCTTTTACATCTTCATACAAATCTGGTCTGACTCTTCTCAGGTGTGCAACATTGTTGATAAGCATCTTATTCTTAAGGTTGAACTTCTCAGCTGCCTCTCTATGTGTAGCTCCTCCTGGAACTATATCTCTCCATTCAAGTGCATCTATCGCTACCTGGTATCTATTCTTTTCTTTCATTTTATAACCTTTCATCCGTCTTGGATAGTATATTATACACCAGGTAACATTAAATAAAGCTTAGGGTATTATGCACACCGCAGTATTATTACTATTACCACCTATATTCTCACCAGCATTATCGATTTTCCACTCACCCACTCATCCTATAGATGAGTGGGAGTGGGGAAAAACTCAAATTTATGCTTTTATTTTTTTCCACTGACGTTTTCCACTAGCAGTGGGAAAGTGTCAAAGGCAAGGTGGGCAAGGCTTTGGGGACCATTCACTAGAGTTTTCCACTGACGTTTTCCACTAGCAGTGGGAAATATTTTGAGGGGAAAAAAAGAACAACTGTTCACCAGTTTTCCACTGGCACTTTTTTAGCCTTTTAATCAGTTACACCGATGACGTTGTTCAGTATAACTGATAGATAATAAGTGAAAACATGCACATTAGCAGGTAATAACAACTGAGTGATACCCAGGTAATACTCAGGTGGTAGGATAAACTGCAGTTACATCGTAGGGTAGTGGAGGGAGGGAAATAGAGGGGATACTCTCAGTTCTCCCAGTTTAGAGCATCAGATGGTACCACCCAGTTTATATCTCAGATACCTCTCTAGGATATTCCCTACTATCTCCCAGTTTAGAGTGTCCTCTGGATAGTGAGGATGCACCCAGATGGGTTTTAACTGATTAAGAGGGTGTTAGGCAGGGGCATGGCATAATTACCCTTTAAGGAGATACTGTGGAAGCATATATCAAAGAGAAGTATAAGTCATTCGCAATGGTACCTAAAGAGTATCTGGACCATGATATAGGGATAAGCATATCCTCTCTTGTCAAGCAGGATTACATCTCAGTTGATAGGTATGCGAAATGGGTAAGTGATATCCTCGGTGGCAAGCAGGTGTCAGATGTGATTAGAGTATCTGCAGTTAAGAGGAAGCGTCCTAAGCTGTATGAGTGGAGATGCGGTGCTAGGGTAGGTGCAACTGCAGTTGAACTGGCAGAGTTGATGGGGGTATCTGTGAATACTATACGCACATACCGGCACCAACACAGAGAGCTGGGTGGATACCCGGTAGAGAAATGTCGGATATAATTGTGTATTAATATATAGGAGCGTCTATGATACAAGAGCTAAAAGCAGGTGTTGGTAAAAGTGTTAACGGTATAGGCTGTGTGGTATCCTCCAGGTATAAGGTATCTGAGGACTGTGAGGTCGTAACTGTAAAGGGTGCAGACTGGAAATGGGATGATGGTATCCTGGTAGTTACTACCGATGGTGAGAACAGCTTACCGTTTGATATCCTGTTATCGTGTGATGAAGAGATGGGTATTGTGCAGTTTGTGCATATCCGTGAGAGAGTAGCTGAAGGGGTAAAGAGTGTTAATACGGTTGCCCCTACCTTACGACCAAAGCTGAGTGAGGTTAAGGTTGTATCTCCCAGTTTAGAGGAGCTCAATGTGGCACCTCGTGAATTACCTAGAGAAGGATTTTAGATGGCACTTAGTAAATCACATTACAGAACAGTAAGAACACTGAAGAACCTAGGTTACTCAAATCGTATGATAGCTACAGTTATCGGTGTCAACAGACAGCAGATTAATGATTTCGTTAAAGCCGAGAACATTGAGGTTACCAAAGGTAAGAAGCTACATTTGGCGACCTTCAAGAACTGTGCACTTATTGACCTTGCTATGAACACAGAAGATGATAAGAACAAGATAGCTGCACTCAAAGGTGTAGAGGCACCTGTAGAGCCTTTAGAGGCACCTTCTGTGGATGTTACAGTTGACATTAAAGCATCTATATTAGAGGAGCTAAAAGGTGGCAGCTGATATCAATGTATGGCATTGGGAGAGAGACAAGAACGGTACCTTCCAGCTTGTGTTCGGGGATAACCGTAAGTATCAACCTAGGTGTAAGCCAGTTGATATAGGTGTTGTGCATGTTGCAAGGCTGAGTAAGAACACATTCAAAGTGACATACTCACAGCATGACACAAGAGCTTTCAACTGGTCTATAAAGGGTGGTAAGATAACTGATACCTTCGACGGGTATATATATGTAAGCCCAAATGAGATACCAACCCAGATGAAGATAAATGCTGTGACAGCTAATGGCATTGCCTATAATATAGTGGACATAGATGAGTGAGTATGTTCCTAATGATACCACTCTAGACCATATCATCTGGAGGAAGACGTACTTCAAAGAAGACAATGTCACTCCCCTCTTCCATTATAGGATGCTAGACCACTACTTCACCTCACCAGATTACATCAAACCAGTTAAAGCCTTTAGAGGCTCAGCTAAGAGCACAAACACCTGTTACGTTGCATTACACAGAGTAGAGAAAGAGACTGCACATTACACGCTTATCATCTCGGATACAGCAGCACAGGCCGAGAGCCTTGTTGCAGATATATCTGACATGTTACGAGAGAGTGCCTTACCTTACGAAGTGATTAGAGACGTGTCAGGTGAGATAGAGCTCAGGTATAAGGGTAAGAGATACTTCATAGTAGCTAAAGGTGCTGGTGCATCCATGAGAGGTATTAAACGTGGACGTAAACGACCAGACCTCATTATCCTAGATGATATAGTGAATGACCAGCTTGTGATGAACAGATTACGGATAATGAGACTCAACAGATGGTTCTATAAAGCACTACTACCCTCACTTGACCCGAATGGAGAGATATACGCTGTTGGAACACCTCTTAATAATGGTGACCTGTTTATGCATCTGTGTGGTCTGCATGGTACATTAGAGATACCACTTACCTATACAGCATGGCCTGACAGGTTCTCTGAAGAGTGGATAAGACGTAAGAAAGCTGAGTATGACAAAGCAGGTATGTTACGAGCTTATAAGCAGGAGTTCGACCTTGTGCTATCTGATGCTGAGACCCAGTTGTTCGATATGGATAAGGTAAGTTATATCACTGAAGATGAGATACCAGACAACCTCACGTGGTACCTCACAGCTGACCTTGCAATATCACAGAACAGTGCAGCAGACTACTCAGCCTTTACCTGTATAGGTGTCAGCTCGAAAGGATATTGGTATGTATATTCCTCCCAAGGAAGGTTACGACCATCTGAGAGTGCAGCTGAGGTATTCAGGCTTGTAAATAAGTTCTCGATACTGAATGTAGGTGTCGAGCAAGGTGCTACTTATTTAGCGATGTCTGAACACCTAGATGCACTGATGGCTGACTACCAGACCTTCTTTTATGTAGATGAACTGAAGCATGGTGGTGTCAATAAGCATGCCAGAGTGAAGAGCCTAGAACCTCTCGTCAACAGTGGAAAGCTTATTATAATAGACAACGGTGATGCTGCTGAAGCTTTAACTGAACAGTTAGAGATGACAGATAATGAGTCTATCAACAGCACACATGATGACCTGATAGATGCCTTGAGTTATGGCACACAGATGGTGCCAAGGTATATAGAGGAGCTGCCGAATACACCGGTAGTAAACAATTACACAAAATAAGGAACACAATGTTAAACATAAGTATAGACTACCTGAACAGTAATCTGAGTGGTGCTACTGGTATCCACAGTGAAGCTGCAGGTCTAGTGAATGAGTATAGAGAATATTATGATGGATATGTTGACCTGAATAACACACCAGATGGCAGCACAGTTGTAATGAAAGACGTAATGAGAACTGTTGAAGGGTCTATCCCTTCTCTTGTTGAACCTTTCTTAGGTAAAGACATAGCAAGAGTAGAGTCACAAGATGCCATCAGTAAAGAGGGTGCACTAGAGCACAGCAGATTAGTTAACTATCAGTGGAACAAAAAGAATAATCCCTTGGAAACAGTAGAGACAATGGCAAGAGCATTGCAGATTGATGGAACTGTATGGACAAAGGTTGGTTGGCATATTGATGGATACCCTACAGTTGAGACGGTACCATTTGAGGCAGTTATCCCTGACCCATCTGCTACCTCAATCGACAATATGAAGTTCATCATCTATCGTCGCAAGGTTACCATCTCAGATATCCTCAGCAACCCTAAGTGGTTCGGTAAGCATACTCTCAGTTCTCTCCAGGTGCTTATGCCAGGAGCAGATGCCCAGTATGAGACGAACAATAATATAGGAAGAGACGACAGCTACAATATGGGACAGAGAGCATTGGATGAGATAGAGGTATTCGAGTATTACGGAGAGTATGATGTTGATGGTAAAGGTATCACCACACCAGTTGTAGCTATATGGTCGCAGAACACCTTGTTAAATGCCTTTGACAGTCCTTACCCTGGGTTTAGCATTCCTTTTGACAATGCAGTCTATGTGAGACGTCCTTACTCCATCTATGGTATAGGTGTAGGTGGTATTATCGGTGATAAGCAGACACAGAGGTCTGGACTGATGAGAGGTATCTTCGACAACATGAACAGAAGTAACAATGGTACTAAGTTCATTAAGAAAGGTGCACTGGACCCTACCAACCATGAGAGATTAATGCGTGGGTCTAGAATAGTTGAGGTGAACAGTAAAGACTCTCTAGCAAATAGTATCTGGGATGGTAACTTCAACGCATTACCACCTGATGTTTATAAGATGCTGGCAGATATAGAGACAGATGAAGAGAACTTGACAGGTATCACTAAGTATGCAGTTGGCTCAGACTCACGTAGTCTAAACCCGACAGCTACAGGTGTAAGTATCATTACCTCCATGTCACAAAAGAGACTGACATTCATTGCTCAGCACTTATCTGGTCTACTGTCAAGGGTGTTCAATAAGTGGATCAAGATGAATGCCTTCTTCTCAACCAATCCTATCCTCCAAGGTAACTATGACCTCTTCGTCTATGCAGGCACAGCAGGTGTAGAGATGAAGAGAGGACAGGACCTGACAAGTATGATACAGATGCTGTCCACTATGGGTAGAGAGATCGATCCTAAAATAATGATGAGTCTTATATCTGACCTTGCTAGGACATACTCACTAGATGCAACAGCACAGCTTATAACTGAAGCAGTGAACACACCTCAGGAGGACCCTATGCAAGGTGTAGCAATGCAGATGGAGATAGCAGCTGAGGAAGCTAAGATAAATAAAGATGCATCTATAGCAGCTAAGAATTATGCGATCGCCCAGAAGAGCCAGATAGATACAGCAGTTAAGATGAGCGAAGGATAACAATGACCACAGCAGAAGAGAAGGTATTAGACAAAGCAAAGAAGGTAGAGAGACTCTATAATAATAAGGACTTCCAGGATGTAATCCTGGAGGATTATATCAATACCCAGGTATTAGCATTAGGTCTTAATTTCGATGCGACAGAGAGCGACCTGGACAGCTTAAAAGCTATAACCCACTTATCACGATACCTTGAGACAATCAAGAGTGATGGTAAAATAGTAATACAAACTAATAACAAAGGATAGACATGCAAGACACAATGATTGCTTCTGAAGCTGCAGACCACCAGGAAGTGCAGAGCACTGAACCTGCTGTAACTGAGGAAAATCAAACACAAGACTATTGGAATGAAGACTTCACACCAGATGAGCCTGTAACAGATACCGAACCTGAGAAGGAAGTAACTGAGGAAGCTGCAGATGAGAAGCCTGACTATATAACCGAAGGTCTTGGTAAGCTTGATAAGCCTATGGTCATCAAGTATAAAGGCAAACTGTATGACATTGATGATAAAGACAAAGTAAGAGATTTGATGGAAAGAGGTATGGCAGCTACATCTAAGCTGCAAGAGATAGCTGAGCTGAAGAAGGAACTCCTCAAAGCACAGCATCCAGATGCATCTGACAAAGAACTCCAGTCTATTGATGTTGAGACAGAAGTCGAGACGATAGCACAGTCTATCGTTAACTCTCCTATAGCTGAGGACTTCAAAGGTGTTATAGCGGAACTTCCAGAAGAGGTAGCTACATCACTTAGAAGTGATCCACAGATGTTAAGGGGATTAAAAGCAGATGTAGAAGCTGGGTTCACCCAGAAGATACTACCTGCAGTTAATAAGTATATGGCAATAGAAGGACTAGACTTCAGATCAGCTTATGTAAAAGCTGGTAATGAGGTTATGCAGTCTGAACAGCAACGAGATACAGCAGTTACCCAACTCACAGCTGCACCTACTAAGACAGGTAGCGTGCAGATGAAGGAGAGGGATATCTGGGATATCTCAGATGATGAGTTCCGTAGTATCATGGCTACGGAAAGAAGATAAACAAAGGATTAGACATGGCAGGATTTAATACATATAACGGCGGAAGAGCAAACAACGTAGCAGATAATAAAACTGGTATCAACACAAAAGAGTGGTATGACAGAAACCTCTTGGAGAATGCAAGAGAGAACTTCATCGTATCTAACTTCACAGCTAAGAAGAGTATGCCAACTTATCAAGGTAATGGTGTTATCTTTTCTTACTTCGAGCATATCCCAGCTTTCGATACACCGTTGGTAGAAGGTGCTGCACAAGGCACAGGTGCTACACTTGACAAAGTAAACATCAGAGCAACAATGGATACATATGGTGAGTTCGTACCATTCACAGATGACCTTAACATCTATGGTGAAGACGGTGCAAGATTTAAAAAAGAAGTAACAACCAATCTGGGTGGTGCTGCAGGTGAAACACAAGAGAAGCTTATCTTCCAGGCTATGGCAGCAAGTAATACGCTTATTGCCTTCACAACTGGTATAGACCAGACTATTGCACTAGCAGAGACAAGTCTTAGAAAAGCTATCGGTAAGAAGTTTACTTCTATGATTACTGGTTCAACTAAGTATGCTACCTCTCCTATCGACCCAGCTTACGTTGGTTTCGTATCTATAGATGGTGCTAACATTGTTAAGACAGCTGCTGACTTTATCCCAGTTAGAAAGTATGGTTATTCAGATGGATTACTTCCTAATGAGGTAGGGACTATCAATGGTATTCGTATCTGTGAGACAACACTCCTTCCACAGAATGGTGGTAAAGAGAGAATGTTCGTTATTGCTGAAGAAGCAGTAGCTGAGGTTGGTATAAGAGGTATGAAGAAGATCGAGACTATCATCAAAGAGTTAGGCTCAGCTGGAACACAAGATGCTCTAAACAGAAATGGAGCTGTAGGCTCTAAGTTTAGGCTAGCTGCAGTTGTCCTCCGCCCGGACCATATTTGTGACGTAGCATTACAGTCATAGACGTTTAAACAGCTCATCTAGTATAAAACACTAGGTGAGTTGCATTAAGCGCCCAGATGGCCCGTTATGGACTCTGTGTAGCACATACTAAAGGATATTACATGGCAACAAAGACAGCAGATACTAAATACAAGAAGGTAACAATCTCATTACGCAATCCAGAGGCAGAAGGTTCATCAGGGTTCGTAGGAGGAGTTGTATGGGAGAACGGTGCACCAACAATTAAACACTTCAGATTCCAGTTAGATAAAGAGGTAAGTTTACCAGTTGACTTCATCACACAGTTAAAAGAACGTGGACAAGTTGGGTTGAACAAAAAAGGTGAACGAGTAGTTGTGCCTACATACTTAGTCGAAGGAGCATGATATGGATGAGAGAGACAGCTTATACAGATATCTGTTAGGTGAGAGTGATACCAGACCATTACCTATCCCTCAATTGCAATCTGCTCCTACCACATCTGGTGGTCTAATGGATTACTTCAATGCAGATAACTTCGGTGGAACACTTAAAGGTATAGGAGGTATAGCATCTGGGTTATACGGTATGTATCTTGGTAACCAGCAGCTAGGTATCATGGAAGATAACCTGGCAATGAACAAAGACAAATGGAAAGAGCAAAAGAAAGAACTAAACCATCTAAGAGGCACCAGAACACGTCTTACCAACCAGTATGCGAGGTAACCTATGGCAACGAATGTAATTAACCAGTTAATGGGTGGTATGAGGTCACAGAATACACCTGCAGGTAATCCATCTGCATCAGTATTGGTTGGACAGAAGGGTCTCTCATCTGGGCTAGATGCACTTATCCAGGTTGGACAGGATATCAAGCAAAGACGTATCGACTCAGATGTAGCAACAGCTTTAGCAACTGTAGGTGATACCTCTCAGATGAGCCCTACACAATACCAGGAAGCACTCTTTAACCAACTAGGGCGTATAGACGGTGTCAATGCTACTCAGGCTTTAGGGCTTGCTACACAGCTGTCTAAACCAAGGTTTGATGAGAGAGCATACACTGACAAGAGGATAGATGCATCTAACCTGAACAACTACAGAGATGCTATGGCAGGCAGAGGCAGTTACGGTATGACAGTAGATGACTATGGTAATGCCTATATGCTGGACAAGCACACAGGTGAGTATACTAAAGTATCAAGTGCTCCAACAGGTATGGTTAATCCTAAACATATCACTCTGAAGAGTGTTACATCAAGAGATGCTAATGGTGTTGAGAGAACAGTGCAGGTACCATTTGATAAGACAACTGGACAACCTGTAAGTGGTGGTACAACAGCTATCCCTGATATACCAGAAGCTGATCTGATTGACTTCATACAGATGGAATATGGTATCACAACTGCAGATGAGTTCAATAGGTTATCGCCTGAGAAACAACAGGCTATCAGACAAAGTGCTATCCAGGCATTTACTCCAGCTGTAAGTATATCTGACGGTGTAGGGGTTAAGATGCCTAAGAAGCTTGACAAGACAATGCAGTTACCATCTGGTGAGACAGTATACGTAGATGCCTCAGGTAACCCTTATAAGAATAGCAATGGACAATACCTTGTTCAGAAGCAAGGTGAAGCTATGAAGCATAACAACACAGTTAAGAGCATGACAGAGACCATTGGTCAGCTGGATAACATTGTTGCACGTATCAAAGCTAATCCAGGCAGTGTTGCATCAATAGGCTCTGACTTCGGAGAATGGGTAGGTAACAATCTGAATGATATCCTCAAAGCACCTACGACTGACAGGCTGAACAGAAACCAGATAGCTGCCAATGGTGGTGTTATAGCTGCTGGTCTTCGTAAAGGTCTTGAGTCAGGTGTAATGACAGATAAAGACTTTGATAGATATATGAAGCTTGTACCAGATGTGAATGACTCTCCACAAGAAGCTATCTATAAAGCAACCCAGTTGAAAGCACAGATAGCCAGACAGTATAAGCTGCCTAATATGGGAGCACCAGCAGGCTATAAAGCACAATACAACCCTAACACAGGTGAGTATAGATATGTAAGGGATAACTAATGGAATGGGTAGACGTAACAGATGCTACAGACAGTTTTGTAGACAAAGGACGTAAAGAAGGTTATGCTGAGGCTGTATGGCAAGATGTGGTACAACCTGTAGCAAACTCCAGCACAGCAAGAGGTGCTATGGTAGGTGGAGCTGGAGCATTAGCTGCAGATATCATTGACCCTACACCTGGGATTAATCCTATGAACATTGTAGGTGGCACAGGTGTCGGTGCAGTGGTAGGTACAGCTTTACCTTATGCATATGATGCTGTGCAGGCTGTGTCAAGCCCTAACTCTATACTGAGAGGTGATACATGGTCTAGAGCAGGTGAAGGTATTAAAGATGCTTTCATGGCAGGTGATGATGGACAAAGGGAATGGGCTAATGTCCCAGGTAATATAGCTGACGGTGCAGTGAACATGTACCACGGTGCATTAGCTGGTGCTGACCAGTTAGCTGCAGATGTATTAGGTGTAGCACCATCATCTTTTGGCTGGGATGGGTTGTCTGATAAGTATCAGCAGTTAGCTGACCAGAGAAGAGCATCTATGGAGCCTAACTCAGCTGTAGGTGCTGTAGCCCAAGAGCTATCTTATGATGCAGGTATGGGAGGTGTTCTCGGTAAAGGTGCTGAGGCATTAGGCCTAACTGGGAAAGCTGTAAATGCCTGGGCTAAATCAAATGCATTCAAGAGAGCTGATGCTGCAGTTAAAGCTGCTACAGATAAACTGCTTGGCGGTAAAGTGCCTCCTGTTATGTATAAGAGAGCAGAGGATATAACAAGAAACAAAATACGGTCTGGTGACAGTATGTTCCCTGCTGCTAGAGGTGCTACTGATTTAATAGGTTCATTCTCTCCGTCGACTAAGAAGTTCATTGAGAGAAACTGGGATGCATTATCATCTCACGTATTTGGTGGAGCAAGTGCATCTACAAGAGCACAGCAACGAACATATGATTATCTGATGGATACAACTAGTAAGATAATGTTCGGGAAGACACCAGGTGCTTTAGGCAGAGCAGAGAAATCTGCATTAGAAGATACTGTCAAAGAAGCTATTACAGCTATACGTGATAATCCTGGTTACGCTAAAGGGTTTAAAGAAATCTGGAAGAAGACAAATACCGACACAGCTAAACTGTTCGGTGTAGGTACAGCTATCACAGCTGATGTGGAGGACTAGAAGTTCCTCCTTGCTTTTATCTGATTGTCTATGATGAAAGCTTCTCTGCCTATAGCAGCATCCTCAGCTGAGGTGTAGGCAGATTTACCTATCTTCTCCCCTTTGACCATAATATCCCATCTCCAGTTACCTCTTCCTTTAACATAACTCACTCCGTAATAACCTGAGGTATTGTCACATCTCATCTTCTGTAATCTGGTAGCATCTGCTCTGGACATTGGTATCATCTCACCATCAATCAGCTTAAGCACTGTTCCATCTGGTTTGCTCTTCTCCAGATTGATATACTCTTCTAAGGTCAAGCTGATGATGTCTTTATACTTATAGTAGTTGTGGTAACTTGCCAGGTAACTGAGTCCATGCTTTGTGCTATTCAGTCTTGCTTGCTCTGATGTCATCTTATCTCCTTGTTTAGTCGTGTTATGTTGATACGATGATAGCCTTTGGTCATGTGCACC